CATGCTGTTGCAGAAGCAATACTACCAGCATCTGCATTAGTATTATTATTTTGATTAATAATAATAGTTTTATCGCCAGTATTTTTACCGTATGGGTCGCCAGCATAATCAGATGTGTAAAGTGGTATCGGCACTATTGAACCAGTCACAACTGTTGGCGCAACAACTCCGGGAGCACTCAACATTGCTATCGTCGCTAATGCTGCTTTGAGTTGTTCAATCTTCTTGATCAATTCAGCAATTTGACTATCTATTGCTTTGATTTGCTCAGCAGTCTTAGCCTGAATAGCAGTTAAAGCGTCGGAGTATTCTTGGTATGCGTCAGCGAGCGCTACTGTCAATTCTGATTGAACTGCTGCTAACTGTGCAGTTAATTCTTCGGTTGCTAATGTTATGCCTGAATTTAATTTATTAGCGATTTTATCTACGCCATGGGAAGATACTTTTTCTAGCGCTAACCAGTAAGCCTGTAATTGTCTAACAGATTCAGGGTTGCCTGCAAGAATAGTATCTGCTAATGCGCCACCAACATCAGGACCTTGCGCAATAACTTCTTCAATGAAAGTTTGAGTAAATCCTAATGCTTGTAATTTACCTGCTTTGTCGGCGAGTGAAGTTGCTTTCTCTGCTTGCTCGGCAAGTTTATTAGTGATTGCCTCTAGCGTTCCGCCTTTGAGATACTTGCCCTCAAATGTTAACCCTGAGAATATATCGCCAACGCTACGATAAGTAGCACCCTTGAATACATTTCGTAATTGATCAACTGATTGTTTTACTATCTCAGCGCTACGCTGTGCAGCATCTTTCTGTAATTGCAGAACCCTAGAGTTGTAATCTTTTTGAAGTTCTAATTCTTCTTTGTGTGCATCTTCTAATACACGAGCACGATCTAAACGCAAATCAGAAATCTTATTTTCGGCTTCAATAACTGCGTCAATCATTTCTTGCTGTAAAGCACCAATATCTTTTAAGGCATTACCCATGCTATCTTGCAGAGTTTTAACTAATGCCCCAGCACGATTCATCGCACTTTCAGTAGAGCCAATAAGAGTTTTGTTGCCAGTTTTGACCGCATTTGTGTATGCGTTTTGCGCTGACCTTAATGAATTTAATGCAGATTGATATTGATTAGAGGCTGTTTGATAAGCGGTTATCGCCGTATTGGTTTTGGTTACCAATTTATCAATAGGGTTTAATAAACCTTCTTTGATGGCTGCATTGAAATCTTTGCCTGCAACATTTGACCATGATGTAGTTAATTCTCTAAAAGTATCTTTAATCTCAATATTGAAATCTGCTATTTTTTGCTTCGCCTCAGCCAACTGGTCGGCTAGTTTATCAACACCAGCAGCAGCATATTTAGCGCCATCGCCAATACCATCAAGATTGACTTTTAAGTCTTTTACTTCTTCATTAGTTTTCTTTGCGTCGGCAATAGTTTTAACAATAGCGCCAAGAACTAAAGCGCCAGCAGCAGCACCTAATAATGGGTTGATAGCCATTCTTTGCGCAACAGCAGCAGCAATACCGGCAACTTTAAGAGCATTGTAAGCAGTGACTAAACCTTTAATCAATGCTATTGCAGCCATAGCGCCTGCTTGTATTTTAGCGAAAGCCCAAATACCGGCAAAAGCAAGACCGAAATTGATTATGATGTTTTTATTTTTTTCAATGAAACCGAAAAATTTACTTAGCGTCGGTATCAATTTATTATTAATAAATGTGACTGTCTTTAACAATATCGGTAATAATGCGTAACCAATTTGCTCTTTCAGTTCATCAAACTTTGCATTGAATATAGCCATTTTGCCAGAAGCAGTTTCACCAAACGCTTTGGCTGTGCCACCAATTCTTTGTTCAATCGCAGCAAGTATTTCTTCGTATGAAGCGCCTTTTTCCATGCTGATGCCCATAGCAATACCTAGGTCACGCAAACCTCGTGCTTGACCAGTGGTTGCTCTTGCTAATAAATCAGATGCATCTGTTAATGAAATTTGTTTGAATCGTGCCAAATCAGCAGCAACCGACATTGATCGCATGGCTGTTTTAACATCACCAGTAGCAGCAGTTAATTTGGCTAATGAAGCGTAAGTTTGCTCGTCGTCAAAACCGAGTTGTATTAAATCAGCGCCTAATTGTCTGACCGCAGGTGAAGCAGCAGCAAAACTTTGACCCACATTTTCTACTGCTGTTTGTAATCTTAATAATGCCTTTTCCTCGTCCATCGCTGCCCTGATGCCAACAGTAGCCAATATGCCGAAAGATGAAGCGAGTGCTAGAATTGCTATTCTTGTTACTTTAGTAGCAGCCTGCATTTTGGCTAATGACCTAGAAGTTTTATCTGCTTCTTTATCCATCTTAGCGAGTTCAGTATTAACTTTCTTAAACTCGGCGATAGCCTCTTTTGCTTTGGCTCTTATCTCAAATACAACAGGCGGCAAGAAAGTATTCATTTTATGCTCCTAAAGTATTTATCAACAATTTGTTTGTGTATAGCACTTCTGTAAATAGCGTAAGCAGGTTCCATGTAAGGGAATCTAACTCCTGGCTTCCAATTACCGCCACCTAATTCAACTCTACGACCATAAATAATCGTAGGTCCAACTATTGCAGAATAAGAAGCAAAACCTTGCCTAAACTTTTCGCCCATGATAGAACGACGCAAATCACCAGTTCTGTTCATTGGTGGCGATCCCGGAGTTGCTTTTGTGTATCGACCATTTACTTTTGGTCGAGCACCTTTGATTTGCTCTTTTGCTAATTGAATAAGAGCCAACATCATTTCATCTCGGGCTACACGAGTAGCGACATCAATCTTAGCAGTTTTATTATCCCAAGCCTTTCTTACGAGTCTTAGGTTGTTTGCTATCAATTTGCTTCGCTTTCACTTCGTCAACTAGGGAACTTATGGATACAAGCCAATCAACTAAATATGCTGGTTGTTCATCTACCTCGGTAGGCGTCCAACCAAATTTGTCGGCAGCAGTATAGTAAAACCATTCATCATCAGGATAACTGAATGACTCATGTCTTTCGCCACCTTCAAGTAGCCATTTTAATCGTTGGCGCTTGCGAAAGGGGATTCAGGATCCGCTTCCGTTTCATCTGACTTGCTTAACGCAGGAAATAACATCTTTTGCGCCTTGCCTGCTTCTTCCGCTAATACATCATAATCAGCCATTGTTAATTCTTCAAGGCTGGCAATTTTGATCGATGGGATAATTAAATCAAATGACCATTCTTCCACAAGAATAGCAATCAATCCATCAACAATGCTTAGTGCTTGCATTAAACCTTCTTCGGCACTTGCATTACGCAATACTTTCTTGCGGTCTTTTACACGAAGCGTTGAAGCATCTTTGAATACTGCCCAACCGCCTGAAGGTAGTTCTAACTTCTTTTTTTCTGACATGGTTTTCCTTCCGTAGTTGCCTTCTCTTATTATAGGGGTAAGTGAGGCAGAGAGTGGGAAGGCGGCACTCTCACTTTAATTCCTCACTTACCGAACTGCGCTAGATGCTACTGGTATGTACCAGAAACAACAGCATTCTGTAGTGTCCATTTAATTGGGGCATAACCACCGCTTGCGCCAGCATCAGTTGTGTTAGCAATCGCTGAGAAATCAACTGCGATTTGAACATGATCTGCTGAGCGATCAATAGCAGCAGCAGTATAAGCACCTTTAGTGATTGTGAAAGCAATAGAGGTGGCAGTTGCTCCTGCGCCTTGTGCGAAGGTGAGAGTTAGTGCTGGTTGGCTATTAGATAGAAAACGAGTCAATTCAGTATCGTTTTCCATAACGAATGTGAAATTACCTGTTGCATCTAATGCTCCTACGAAGATTTCGTATGGACCTTGTGTTGTGTCAATACCGAAGATTGCTTCTGATGAACGAGTTAATGTGATTGAGCCATCGGTTGTGTAACCAACTGTTGAGCCACCAATAGAAACTGAACCACGCCACACAGGAGTAGGAACTACTGTGCTGAATGATGGTGAAGTGACTGCAGTGGTTGTTGATGGCCAACCCATAAGTTTTGCTGTGTATTCCAGCATTCCTTCTGAGTTGAAATTGAAAGTGAAGTCTGTGACCTTGCAGCCAGGGTAGTAGCGATTTTCAGCAACATACATATCTTCAATAGTGAATGATGTAGGCTGTGCGTCTGCGCCAATACCTGTTGCGTTCTTTAATGAAATTACATGTTGATACGGTGCAGATGCTCCTGTGGTTGCAACTGCGCCCATAATTCCACCTAGCC